AGGCTAAGATAGAATCAGGTAATTATACCAGTAAGATTTTTAAAGAGAACAATAATCTATTTGGAATGAAGGAACCTAATGTAAGAACAACAACCGCATTAGGTACTAAGTCTGGACACGCTTATTACTCAGACTGGGTTAGTTCTGTATATGATTATGCTATGTTTCAGAATAATAGAATGCAGGGAGTAAGCTCAGAGTCAGAATATTATGCTAAATTAGCAGATGGATACGCAGCTGATTCTACCTATGCTTCAGTTATTAAGAAAACAGTAGATAGCTTAAAGCTTAAGAAATACTTCCAGGAGTAATGCTAAATGAAAACATACCATATTTTAAATGTCTAGTAAGACTATCTCACTTTACTAAGAAAGAAGAAGACAAAGATAAGTATCACAATGCTTATGCTTTTGCTATTCAATCTGTTGAGGGTAAGATACTTACATTTCATGTAATGACAGATTATGGTATGTTGAGATCTAGGATACCTATTTCAGAGATATTTCTTAAAGAACCAGTAAATGATATACCTTACTACTATAAGCAACTATGGGATTGTTTTGCTAATGATGTTACTGTAATAAACTACGAATTCTTAAAAGAAAGAAAATGTAAAGTAATACTCAGAGATAAGAGTTTTGTCTGGGCTACTTACATGTTTACAGTAGATTGGCAAAACAATCCTTATAGTAATGAGCCAAGTGATTATAAATGCGGGCACATACTAGTAGCTGATGATGGATATTTACTCTGCATGCCTAATAATAGAATATTCTGGAAGGATTCTAACTGGGTAACAAAAGAATTCCCAATAGATCCAAAGGATATAAAAGTAGATAATCAGTTACTTTCTGTAGAATCAGTTGCAGATAGGTGGGTATCTGAAGATACAGATAGCTTTTACTATGATATAAAAAAGATTTAAGACGCTTTTTCATCTTCAGGTAATTCTACTTCTTTGTCTTCGAGTTTTCCTTGAATTTCAGCTTGCTTTTCAATCTCATGTACTAGAGAAAGAATAGTAAAAAGATTATACTCATATAATGATTCAGCTTGTGAATCTGTTTTAAGCTTTTCAAGTATTTTAAGAAAATCTTCTTTGCTTTTCTCAGCTGCCATATGTATAAGCATCTGTTGAATTCGCAAGTAAAAATGACCACTTACTTCAATCTTAATAATAGATTCAAGAGGTATACCTTTAACTAGTTTTTTAGCCATAACTCAAAGATAATAAAATGACACAAACAGTAAACATAGAAGATGTAAAAAACAAGCTGTATTTAAAGCTTAAAGAATCAGGATGGGGAGATAAACTTAAAACATTTATCCAAAGCTCTGACTTTGAGAAGATACTAAGCTATCTGCTTAATGAAGTTAATCAGGGTAGAAGATTTACTCCTCCTCTTAAACAGGTATTTACAGCTTTTGAAAAGTGCAAATACTCTGATCTTAAGGTAGTTATAGTAGGGCAAGATCCTTATCCTTATGAAAAAGTAGCTGATGGTATGGCTTTTTCATGTAGTAATGATCATAAAATTCAAGCATCATTGCGCTACATTAATAAAGCTATTCAACACACAGTGTATAATGATATACCATTAGATTATAAATCAGATCTTACTCCTTGGGCTGAGCAAGGTATTCTATTACTTAATAGCTCTCTTACTACAGAAATAGGTAAAATTGGTAAGCATTATCATATTTGGAATCCTTTTATAACATTCTTAATTGATATGCTAAATGCATACAATCCGGGGTTAATCTATGTATTTATGGGTAAACAAGCTCAAGAATGGATGGATCAAGTATCTGATAATAATCATAAACTAATATGTAGCCACCCAGCTTCTGCAGCTTATAATAATCAAGAAATGTGGAATTGTAATGATGTATTTAATAATGTTTCCAAGCTAGTGAAAGATCACTATGGACAAGAAATTATTTGGTAAAAGAATTATATCTAAAGATAATATGACAAGAGGAAGTGCTTATGTTCTCTATGAAAAAGATGGAGAAATTTGGATTGGTTATTCAGATGAATTTAATGGAGATATGTATCCAGGTGGTAAATATGAAGACATGGTTACCGCACTTGGATCAGTAAAAACTTATGAAGATTATGGTTTAGCTATGCATAAGTTTAATAAAGAAAACCATAATTATAGTGATTACAATATATATCATAAACCCCTTAGTGAATACTTAAATTTACCAAATGTGAGTGATGAAATAGACCTTAATAGAGAATACTATACTTACTGGTTCAGTGATTACTTATTTTTTCTAAATCTTACAGGTAAACTTTTTACTTTTCAGACTGCTAAGAAAACATCAATTGTTGTAAATACAGGTGTGATAGCCACATTTAATTTTGGAAAAGGAGAAGGAGTTTATAACTCAGATGGAGTTAAGAACCTAAAGCAATATAAAGAAGACTAAGTGCAAAAGCTGATGCTGCACCATAAAAGGCAACCTTAAATACTTTTAGTTTATTATTAGATTCTTCTAATGAGGTACCAAGGTATTCTATTTGATCAGCATACTTATTTACTATAGTATCGTACATAGCAAGTTGTATCTCTTGTTTAGAGATTATATTACTTTGAGCAATTATAGTACTGTCTTTATATTGTCCTAGCTTTTCAGAAATCTTTAGCAAAGTATCACATTCATTTGCACCAATAAGTTTAAGAGAAATCACTCTTAATTCTTCTTGATTGAAGCAAATTGTGCTATCTTTGTGGGAGTCCTGCATTTGCGCGGATAATGCTGTCCAGCTGAGTAACAGTGGCAGAAGGAACACTAGCTTTTTGATCACGGTATTTGATTTTAATTTTAGCTGGTAAGGAATTAAGACTATCAATAGTTTTCTCATAAGTAGCAATCTTTTTCATTTGAAAGCTGATTTGAGAGTCTAATCTTGCAATACTGTCTTTGTAGCTTTGAATACTAACATCTGAAAACTTAAGTGTAGGTTGTTTCATATATGTAATAAGAAGTAATGCCAAAATGATTAGACAAAAGAAAAATATTATGTAGTCTCTGGATTTCATACAAGTAAATAGGTCTTTAAATATAAAAAATTAGTATGAATGATTTGAAAAAAAACAAAAAGAAAACGCTGAGTCTAGAGAAAAAGAGAATGCTAAGATCTGTAAATACCTTTAAATCAAGCTTTTACAAAAAATTTGGGTTTGAACCAGTAGTAGTGTATGAGGATCTTACAGACATCAAAGTAAAGAATATAATCAGACAAAGTGATTATAAAATAACTCTTGAGCTCATAGAAGAGGCATGTAATGAGTTTTTAGATAGAACTCAATTTCCTGAAGGAATAAGAGATAAATCTAGACTGCAGCATTTATGTATGACTCGACAGCTTTATATGTTTTTTGGATATAAGTTTAACTTTACTATAAGCAGCATTGCTAAAAGAATTGGTTTTAATCATAGCATGGTTATTCATGCGGTCAAGTCAATTAATAATGTTGTTGATACTAATGATAAAAAGTATATAAAGTTATACTGGCAAATAAAAAACAAAATTTATGAAAAAGCTGGAGTTAAAGAAGATGTTTGATGATATTGTTAAGGAAGGTATAACCCCTAATCAAGTGTACTTAATCTATTGTATTGACAATAAAGAGTTAACTCAAAACATCAATGTTCATTTAGAAATAAGAGGTCTTGAAGTAGGTGGATGGGTAAAGGATATGTCTTTAACAAACAAAGGCAAAGAACTTATCAGTAAACTCAATTCTCTATATGGACAAACAGATCTTAAGGATGTAACTATTTCAAACATAGAGAGTTACAATAATTTGTTTCCTAAGAAGAAACTACCTAGTGGTAAGTTTGCAAGAACTAATCCTAAGAACTTAGAGCTAGCTTTTAAATGGTTCTTTAAAAACTTTGATTACACATGGGATATAGTTTTAAATGCTACAGCTGCTTATGTAGATGAGTATGAAAAAAAGAACTATATGTATATGCAAACCTCTCAGTATTTTATTAGGAAACAACAAAGTGACAAATCATGGGGATCTGAACTTGCAAATTGGTGCGCAGCCATAGAGCAAGGTGATGATATTTCTGATGATGATTATTTTAAACAAAATGTCGTATGAGTGAAAGTAAATTATCTTATTGGAGTTTAATGTTGAATTCAATATTATGCTCTTTTGTATGTTGGATTATTGTAAATTATTTTGTTTTTGAGATTAGTATTTTTAAATTTGTAATTCTCGAATTACTCTTAACAGGTATGCATTCATTGTTTACCTGGGGACACGGTAAATTAGCAGAAAAGTTTAATAAATAAACCTACACTGGACTTAGTCTAGTAGAATAATATTCTCTATATGAGCGACTCAAGAAAAATAACTCCTTGGAAAAGTCAGAGAGAGGGATTTCAACAATCTCTAATTTATCTAAAGGGTAGAATGGAGGGTCTTATTAAGAGTATACAAACTCCATGGGCTAAGTTTAATGATGCAACTACTGATGGTTTAGAGTGGCACTCTATGATTGTCATTGGTGGTAGACCAGCTAGTGGTAAGACTCTTATTAAAGATCAAATTGTAAGGGAAGCTTTTAGATTAAATCCAGGAGAGAATTTTAGAGCTCTTGAGTTTCAATTTGAAATGCTTGCAAGAACCTCAGCAATTCGTGAATACTCTTCGGTGTTAGGTAAAACTTACAAACATTTATGCAGTGCAGGATCTTTATTAACTCCAGATGAATTACAACTGTGTTATAACCATGCCAAAGAAAGAGTTAAATATCCTATTGATATAGTTGAGCAACCATGTACTGTAAATGAGTTTAAGGAAATCATTTCAGCTTACATGGAAGAACATGCTACTATTGATGGAGAAATTAAATCTTATAGCAAAACAATTGTTACACTTGACCACTCTGTTTTATTAAAGCGTTCACCTTTTGAAAAAGATAAAATGGATACTCTCTATAACTTAGGAGAGGCTCTTACAGATCTTAAAAGAAGGTATCCTATTATTTTTATAATACTCACACAGCTTAATAGAGACATAAATAATCCTGAAAGAAATGAAGATGGTAAGTATGGTAACTATGTACTTGAGTCTGATATTTTTGGAGCTGATGCACTATTACAACATGCAGATACTGTAGTTGGAATAGATAGACCAGGCAAAAGAAAGATTAGATTTTATGGACCAGATAGATACATGATAGAGGATGAGAATGTATTAGTATTTCATTTTCTTAAGTGTAGAAATGGTGATGCTAGAATGAGTTTCTTTAAGGCAGAATTTTATCATATGAAAGTAGTTGAGATGCCAACACCACCTCAACAAGAAAGAAGAGTAAAACTATAGTAACATGATTGAAACAAAAGTAGAAAAACCAGAAGATCGTAGATCTAAAACAGCAGAGCTTAGGAAAGCTCATCAGGAGTATTTTGAAAAAGCAGGAATTAGCGGTGCTAAATTTGTACCAAAGCTTGCATATAAACCCCCTGGAAAAGATGAATTATTTATAGGTTTCTTTCCAAATGAACTACGTGGAGGAGAAGATGTGTATACAGAGTTTACTGGTAGAAATCTAGAAATAGAAGACCCAGAGAGAAATCTCTATAAATGGAGATATAATCCTCATTGGGAAGAAGAATATGAAAAAACTGAATTGAGTTCTACAGGTTCATTCAGATTTCTTATTCCAGTAATTGAACTTGTTAAAGTTCAGAAAAATGAGTTTACACAACAAGCTCCTATGAAAAATAAGATTCAAACATCTATTGATTTTGATCTTATGAATCCAGATACTGATGCTCCATTTGATCAACTTACTGTAAGAGATCTTGCAGCTATCTTGTTAAAGAAGCCTGTAAGTAATAAACAATGGTTAAATAAATTAATAACAGACAAGTAATGGCACATGCAGTATTAGTAATTGCTGAATCAGGTGCGGGTAAATCAACTAGTATTGAGAACCTTGACCCTAAAGAAACATTCATAATTAATGTTGCTAATAAACCACTTCCCTTCAAAGGATGGAAAAGTAAGTATGTTACTTTAAGTAAAGAGAATCCTAATGGAAACCTTAGTAATGCAGGTAGCCCTCAAGGTATTATCAAAGCTTTAGAATATATTAATCTTTCCAGACCAGAGATCAAGAACATTGTTATTGATGATTTTCAATACATGTCTTCATTTGAGTATTTTGACAGAGCCACAGAAAAAGGCTATGACAAGTTTACTCAGATAGGTGCAGGTTTAGCTTCAGTAGCAAAGAAACCAAAGGATCTTAAAGATGATCTAATGATATTCTTTCTTACTCATGCAGAAGAAGCGCTTGATATGGATGGTAAGAGAAGAGTTAAAGCAAAAACTATTGGTAAAATGGTTGATGAAAAGTTAACTCTTGAAGGGTTATTCTCTATTGTATTGTTTGGTAAAGTTAAGAAGAATAAAGATGGAGAAATTCGCTATGTCTTTGAAACTCAGAACAATGGAGAAAATACTTGCAAATCTCCAAAGGGAATGTTTAATTCATTTGAAATTCCCAATGATTTAGAGTATGTTCGCAAAGCAATAATTGACTACGAAAAGTAATATTAAACAAGTAAACAAAAACAAAAATGAGTATTAGCACAAAAAACATTCCTACAGGGGGATCATCAACACCAAAGAACTTACAACCAGGTAATGTAGTTGTAAAGATTAATGATGTTACACTTGAACCATTTACTTATAAAGAAGGCTCTTATCATCTTACACTTCATTTAGAAGGTGCAGATAGAGGACCAGAATTTGAAGGGTTCTTTATCAATAAAGATAGACCAGAACTTGGTAGATACAAAGGTCAAGTAGGTAGAGTTAAAACAAGTGAGTGGGCTTATGCTGATGGAGAAACTAAATCTGGTATTAAGATTAGCAGAGATACAGAGATCTTAAAGTTTATTTCTAATCTCTGTAAAGAAGTTGGTACCACATGGTTAGAAGAGGTGGATGGTAAGTATGATACTATTGAAGCTTTTATAAAAGGCTTTAATGATGCTAAGCCTTTTAAAGATATTTGGTTTAACTTCTGCATTGCAGGTAAGGAATATCAAAATAAAGAAGGCTATACAGCTTATGATTTATTCTTACCTAAATATGCTAAAGGAGTTGTACCATTTGAAGTTTGTGATAAAGCAACTAGCAAGATCATGAAGTTCAATGAGGCTGAGCATATTAAAAGAAAGAAAGTAGAAACTGTAGCTGGGTTTGATAGCTCAAGTGTTGCAGGATCTGCAGACTTTGAACTTTAATAATTAATTCTGTTAATAATAGGGGAGAGTAACATCTCCCCTTTTTATTCTTATTACTATGATAAGAACTAAATCCTTAATATCAGATTTACAAGAGATACCTAAAACATGGGTGTTTGAGTACTATTTAAATCTTGATGATAAGCTATGTGGACAAGATGTAAAAATTAAATCTGTATTCAATCCTAATGAGAAGAATCCAAGTATGTATATATATTATTCTCATGCAAAGAATGATTACAGATATAAAGATTTCTCAACTGATAACAGCGGAGACTCTATTAATCTTGTACAAAAACTATTCAATCTTAGTACAAGAGGAGAGACAGCTCATAAAATTATAGAAGACTATAATCAATACGTTCTCAATCATGGAGAAGTTATAATCAAAGAGTTTAAAAAACAATCTAAGTATAAAGTAACAGACTTTAAAACAAGAGGTTGGAATAATCTAGATCAAAAGTATTGGTCTAAATATTATTTAGGTTCTAATATACTGGAAGAATACAATGTATATCCATTAGAAAGATATACAATGTCAAAAGAAGAAGATGGAGAAATAAAAGAACTCTCTATTTCAGGTCAGAACATCTATGGATATTTTAGAAAAGATGGTACTCTTTATAAGATATATCAACCTAAAACAAAAGACACTAAGTTTATTAAGGTAAGAGATTACATCCAAGGTATGGATCAACTAACCATGGATAAAGACTATCTAGTAATCTGTAGTTCTCTTAAGGATCTTATGACTTTTGTTAAACTGAATTTTAGAAATGCTGAAGCTATTGCTCCAGATAGTGAGAATACCCTTATACCAGAACACGTAATTGAAGCATGTAAAAGAAAGTATAAGAATATCTGTACTCTCTTTGATAATGATGAAGCCGGTATAAGATCTATGAACAAGTATAAAGAGAGATATCAAATACCTTCTGTAGTTCTAGAAATGGAGAAAGATTTATCTGACTCCATAGAAAAACATGGTATTACTAAAGTAAGAGAAACCCTCATGCCTTTACTTTCTAATACACTGAATCCTAAGCAATTAGTACAATGAGTTGGACATATAACAATATTGTATTTACAGATGAAATGATACCTGAAGGTGCTGTGGGATTTGTCTATGAAATGACAGCTATTATTAATGGTAGAGCCCATGGCTATATAGGTAAAAAGAACTTCTTCTCTAATACTAAAAAGAAGCTGAGTAAGAAAAATCTTCCTACAGATAAGCGTAAAAAGAAATATGTAAGAGTATCTAAAGCCTCTTACCATAACTACTATAGTAGTAATGAAGTGCTTAAGCAAGCACACAAAGATGGAATAAGAATATCCAGAAGAATACTTAAAATTTGTTTTAGTAAAACAGAGCTTACCTATCAAGAAGTAAAATACCAATTTCAATATGGTGTTCTTGAGTCAGATCAATGGCTCAATGCAAATATCCTGGGTAGGTTCTACAAACAAAAATAATCATGGAAAAAACAAAAGTTAATCTTGTAGGTGCTATGATGTATCTACAAGATAATGGTATTAAGGAAATTGTAATAGATTATAGTGGCAGTGGAGATAGTGGTGGTATAGATGAAATATATTTTCGAGATAATAAGGGTGATGATATGACATTTGATTGTGATGATTCAGTTAAAAGTTTTATTGAAGATCTTGCTTATTCAAAACTTAATCACATAGAAGACTGGTATAATAATGAAGGTGGTTGGGGACAAGTTCTAATAAAAGTACCTACCGCAGAGTATACCATTGAGAATAATATAAGAATTACTGAGTATGAAACCTTTGACCATGAAGGTCAATTTGAATCTAAAGAATAATGGCGCATCCTTGGGAACATGCTAGATCAAGTGTAAAAAAGTGGGGAGGTTGTGAGGAAGATTATATCAAAATCCATGAGTGGTTTGATGAAACTAAAGCATGGATTGGTCACTCTAAGCACAGAATGTTTAGACACCATAGTGAGGGTATATTTGAATGCGAGAAAATATTTGGAAAGTATTTCTTTAACTGTGATGGTAAAAGAATCTATACCAGATATGTGGGAGAACAACATGTTAAAGAAGATTGCTTTGGTTATATACCTACAGCTAAAGAATGGATAGATCATTTGAATGATACACACCCACCAGAGTGGATGATTAGAACAATTAAAATAGAAGATTAATGAAAAAAGAAGTAATTAATGATGAGCAGTTTGAGTCTTTATGTAACATGCTGAACTCATCTGATGATCAAAATGTAGTATTAGGTCTTGTTACTTTAGAGAATGTAGATTTTACAAAGAGTCTTACTAAGATATTATTACTTAAGAAATTATGTGATCTAACTCCTGAACATTGGAAGGAACATGCACCTAAAACTTTTAAGAAACTTAAGAGTGTATCTGAAGATAAACCTTTAACTTACAAAGAGATTCTTAAGATTATTGTAAAAGAGAAGCAATCAGAAGAGAATATCCAGTTTTTTCTAAATCAGTTTTCTAAACATATTACAAACTCAATTAAAGATTTGGGATTTGATTTTATCGAGGAAACTGAGATAACAATTAAATTAAAAAATAATGACAAAACAGGAATCACTAGCGAAAGCATCTAAGAACTTAATGTTCAAAGAGCCTTTCTATGGTATGTTTCTTATCATGCTTAACAAGGTATGGGATAATAGAGTCCCTACTGCAGGAGTGAGTCTTAATGGAATCAACTATCAGTTGACTATTAGTGAAGACTTCTGGACAAAGCTTGGTGAGAAACATCAGCAAGGATTATTGAAGCACGAGCTTTTGCATATTGGTTTCTCTCATTTGACTAGTTATAACCACCTTACAAATAAGGAGTTAGCTAACATAGCAATGGATTTGGAAATCAATCAGTATATAGATAAAGATATGCTACCAGAAGGTGGTATGACACTAGATCTATTCCCAGAGCTAAATCTTTTATCTAAGCAGGGTACTAACTATTATTATGAAAAGCTTCAACAAGCTGCTAATAATAAAGGTACTTGTCCTAATTTAGATGAGATGATGGATGCTATGGGGGATGGTCAAATGACTATAGAAGTATCTAAAGGTAAGGATGGCAATGTAAAAGTAAAAGTAAATCTACCTGATCATGGTACTTGGGAAGACTTTGATAAGCTACCTGAAGCAACTAAGAAGTTGATTGAACAACAAACGGGGCACATTCTTAAAGAAGTAGCAGAGCAAGTAGAGAAATCTAGAGGTACTATACCTGGAGAGTTTGCTGAGATTCTTAAGAAACTTAATGAAGTAGAGGAAGCTAAATTTGATTGGAGAGGATTCTTACGCAGATTTGTAGGAGGTTCTACCCAAGTATATGTAAAGAGAACTAGGAGAAAAGAGAATCATAGATTTGATGACTCCCCAGGTCTCAAGGTTAAACCTAAAAGAAGGATTCTAGTAGGTATAGATACCTCTGGATCAGTATCTACAACAGAGCTTAAGGAGTTTATGAATGAGCTCTATCACATACACAAAACAGGTACAGATATCATGGTGGTACAATGTGACACAGCTATTAGTCACATAGGTAAATTCGATATCAAAGAAGATCTTAAGATCCATGGTAGAGGTGGTACCAGCTTTGAGCCAGTATGTGATTATTACAATGAGCATCATAAAGATTATAGCTGTCTAGTATATTTTACTGATGGTGAAGCTCCAGCTCCAGAGAAGTGTAGAGGTCCAGTATTATGGGCTATATCTAGTAATGGAACAAAGAATGAAGATTTAAAAGGTGTACAAATTCAACTTAACTAAACATGGCAAAGAATAATCAAATCAGTCTTAATGCAGATGAACTTAAAGGGTTCATGCGTCATATTATTGCAAATAATCAGATCCTTCAAGAGAAGGGAACTACTCCTGTAACTGTAAATGTTGAGGGTCCAGCAGGTGTTGGTAAGACAAGTTCTATCCTACAACTTGCTAAAGAGCTTAACATGGATCTTGTAAGATTGAATTTGGCTGAGCTAGAAGATCTATCAGATTTGGTAGGTTTTCCAGTTAAAGAGTTTGAAGTAGTAAAAGAAGCAACAGTTAAGTGGGTTCCAGAGAGCTTGCTTCCACAGTATGTTGCTAGTCAATATAAACCTACAGGTAATAAGCGCATGGGTTATGCAGCTCCAGAGTGGATCAATAATAAGAAAGAAGGTGGTATCCTAATTCTTGATGATTATACTCGTGCAGATGCAAGATTTATGCAGGCAACTATGACTTTGATTGAGACACAAACTTATTATTCTTGGTGTCTTCCAAAGAACTGGCACATTGTATTGACTACTAATCCTGATGATGGCAACTATAATGTAACTAGTCTTGATGCAGCGCAGAAGACTCGCTTTATTACAGTGAACTTTAAGTTTGATGTAGAAGTATGGGCTAAGTGGGCAGAGAAACAAGATGTAGATGGTCGCTGTATTAATTTCTTGATGTTGCACCCAGAGCTTGTAAAGGATGATACTAATCCAAGAAGTATCATGACTTTCTTTAACTCTATTAGTTCTATTCAGGATTTTGATGCACAACTTCCTCTGATTCAAATGATTGGTGAAGGTTCAGTAGGACCTGAGTTTGCAACTATGTTTAGCATGTTTATTAATAATAAGCTTGACAAATTGGTAACTCCAAAAGATATTCTTTTGCATGACAATGAGTCTTATATCATTGGTGAATTGAGAAACTGTGTAGGTAGAGGTGATAATTATCGCGCAGATATTGCTACTATTCTAACCCGCAGATTGATCAACTTTACCCTTAATTATGCAGAGAATAATTCTGTAACTAAGAAAGTAACAGATAGATTGATTAAGCTCTCTACAGATGAAGAGACTTTGTCAAATGATCTGAAGTTTATTCTTGTAAGAGATATTCTTAATGGTAACAAACAGAAGTTCCAAGGCATGATGACAAATGCTGATGTTCTTAAAATGGCAATGAAGTAATATGAGCAATAAACAAAAACTGGTATCACCTCCTGAAGGGGGTGGTACCATTTTAGATAAAGAGTCTTATGAAACTATATTAGCAATGCTTAAGAGTGGAGATACGGCTAATCATTTAATGGTTCAAACAATGCTTACTCAATGCAATGTAGAAAAGTCTATCTATTGGATATGGCAACTTGCTAGGAATAGTTATTATGTAAACAACATGGTTAATCTTAGAACCAAGCTAGGTAGAAAGTTTAGAGATGACTCTAGTTTATTTTGGTTAAGTGGCACTAGTGAAAAAACCTTTGCCTCTTGGTTAAGAAAAAAGGGATGGTTAACTCCATGGATCTGGGCTGAATTAAAGCAGAAGATTTATAATACTCATAAAAATAGCTTTAGTAATGAGTTCTATGAAGTAACTCTTACTCTTAAGCCTGAATATGAAGTATACAATATTGATCCTCAACAACTTAAATTAATAGAACATGGCGACTAAAATTGTAATTATTGATCAGGTAAGAAAAGATAGGTCTGGATCAGTTACTGATATGGATTATATAATAGGTTATAAAACTACAAAATCAAAAAATGCAGAAGATTTTGTTAAAAGTACATATGAACCAAAACCTGGTGATGTGTTATTTTTTACTAAAGATTGTACCGTTCCTAGATTTAAAGTAAAATCTTTTTGTGAAAAGTATAATACTTCAGTAACAAGAAGTCAAGATAAAGCAACAGCTACATTCATTAGTAATAACATTATGAATGAATATGTAACTAATCGTTGGGGATATTATTGTACTGTTGAAGAATTTGAAAATCATATTAAAAAGACACCTTATTCTCATGATGCATATCTAATGAAATTTAGAAAGACAATTGAAACTGAAGGAGTCAATGAAGTTTTCTTTTTCTATTATAGTAATGATGCTTTTGATATTAATGGATTCGAACTTGATACAAACAATTGTAATATAAAGTTTTGTTCTCAAGAAGATTATAACATGCTTAGAGATCTTTTTGTAAATAAAAATGTTTATATACAAGATGATCTGTTAAAGATTCTTAATCAAGATGTAGTTATTGATACAGAGATGTATAAGCAGTTGAGCAGCATGCTTGAGAATGGTGAGACTTCAAATGTTAAGATAGCTATGGAAATCATGGCTAATTCTGACTATGAGAAATCAGCACCTTATCTGCTACTATTGTTTATGAATTATGGTTATAGAATCTGGGATTCTGGATTTAGAAATCATGTCAATTTCAAATCTCTTGTAGAGTTCTTTGATCTAAATGGTAGAAGAAACTATACACATATTGATCTAGATGAAATAGTTAGTATTCTTAAAGCAAAGAAGTTCTTAACTCCAGAATCTATCAATATGCTAATGCCTCTTGCTTATGATCAAATAAGAGACAGAGTAAGTTTAGAGCATTTCAAAGTTTCAAAGATTTCTTTTGTAGAAAACCCTACTGAAGAAAATGATGAAGAAATTTTGAACATTGAGGAAGATGAACCCGCATTTTAATTACATTTGTAATGGTAAACACAAAGCTTGATGCTAAGGGGCTTGAGGATAAGTTTTATTCTCAACCCTTTAGTTTCAGTTATTCAGGTCTTAGTAAATTATTGTATAGTCCAGGGTTGTTTTACAACCACTATATCCTGCAAGAGCGGGAAGAGAAACTAGATCAACATCTAGTAGAAGGGAAGGTAATCCATTGTTTAATATTAGATAATGGAAGTTTCAATAATCAATTCATAGTTTCACCCAGCAATCTACCCAGTGCAAATACAAAGAGTGTAATTGACAAGCTTTTCTATGAGAAGAAGATAGTTGAGGGAGAATTAGAAGAACACAATGAATCAATCCTAGAGATCCTCAGAGAGATTAACCTGCACCAAGCCTTAAAGACTGATCAACAAAGAATAGATAAGATCATTACAGATGATGTAAAATCTTATTGGAGCTTTCTTAAAGAAAAGGGTTCTAAAGATTTGTTAGATCAGGAGACATTAGACCGCTGTAATAAATCTGTAGAGATAATCAAAAACAACAAGAGTGTCAATGAGCTGATGTGTTTAACACCATCAGACTTTGAGATGCAAGAGATATTTAACGAACAACCTATAGAGATACCAGTTAAAAATAAACCCTTTGGACTTAAAGGTATTGTTGATAATATAGTAATTGACCACGGTAAAAGAACTGTATTTATTAATGACCTTAAGACTTCAAGTAAAACTTTAAGTGAGTTCAAAGAGAGTATTGAGTATTATAACTATAATTTGCAAGCTGCAATTTATAGTGTCCTTGTAAGCTATAAGCTGCAGGATTTAATAAATAACAATTGGAAAGTAAGCTTTAGTTTTGTTGTAATTGATAAGTATCAACAAGTTGGGATATTTGAGATAAGTGATTCTACCCTAAATACATGGTTAGAAAAACTGGAGAATGTCTTATCAGTAGCAGAGCAGCATTACAATTCAAGAGATTTTAGTAAACCTGCAGAATTTATAGCACAAGGGAAAGTTATTATCTAACTCTTGTAAATTTAATTTATGG